TCTCACAGTGTAAGCGCCCAAGGTTCCCCCCATAGGGGTACCCAAAGTCACTCCTTTGGAGTGCCGGACCTTGAGGAGGCCTTGAGGATGGCCCAGAGAGACCTTGAAGAGGGTCCTAATGTTACCGTGGGAGTGCCTCCTTGTCCCTATCTGTTCAGTCTCCTAAAGTATCCTCCTAAAGTATCCTCCTAAAGTCACCTCCTAAAGTTCACCATCAAGCCAACACCAACAGAATAACCTCAAAGACTCACCAAGTCAATCCCTATCTTAAAGATAATCCTAACGACCATCCTAACGACCATCCTAACGACCATCCTGATGATGCCTCGTTGTTACTTATAAAGAGATAACCAACAATCATTGTCTTTAATCACTCCCATTAATTCGACTCACTATAGAGAGAGAGAGAGATAAGACCACTTAAAGAGGACCAAAGAGAGAGATTAATCAAAATAATTTAAAAAAGAGTATTGACTTAAAGAGGACCAAGGCCTATTATTCATCTCGTCAACGGGACAACGGCCTAAAAGCCACTCCCTGAGATACCGGGGTCAACCGGATAAGTAGACAGCCTGATAAGTCATACGAAAACCAGGCATTGACAACACGAAGTAACATGCAGTAAGATACACAGCGTCAACACGGTAGCACGGTGTCTTCTAGGTGACTTAAGCGCACCACGGCACACAAAGGTGAAACAAAGCGGTTGACAACATGCAGTAAACACGGTACGATGTACCGCAAGCAGTAAGGGTGTAGGGATAGGAACCGAGAAACCTGCCCGTGACCCGCCAAGGATAAGGCACTAGCCATGAGTCGAATTCGGTCACTCATCGCACAAAAGAATAATAGGTTGACAGCCTCCTTTAAAAGCTGTAAGATGTACCCACGAAATGACGGAACAGTGAGTCACCACACTGAAAGGTGATGCGGTCTAACGAAACCTGACCAAAGACGCTCTTTAACAATCTGGTAAACGGCTCTTGAGTGTACACACGTAGCGGATAGCTCAAGGGTATCGAAAGGTGCCCTTTATGATATCCACTAACAACACTATGAGGTAACACACAATGGCTATGTCTAACATGACTTATAACAACGTTTTCGATCACGCTTACGAAATGCTGAAAGAAAACATCCGTTATGATGACATCCGTGACGCTGATGGCCTGCATGATGCAGTGCATATGGCGGCTGATGCTGCTGTTCCGCACTATTACAGCGACATTTTCAGCGTAATGGCAAGCGAGGGCATTGACCTTGAGTTCGAAGACTCTGGTCTGATGCCGGACACCAAGGACGTAATCCGTATCCTGCAAGCGCGTATCTATGAGCAATTAACGATTGACCTTTGGGAGGACGCTGAAGACTTGCTGAACGAGTATCTTGAGGAAGTCGAAGAGTCTGAAGAGTACGAAGAGGATGGAGAGTAATGGCTAATAACACCACGCAATACGGTCTGACCGCTCAAACTGTACTGTTTTATAGTGACATGGTACGCTGTGGCTTTGATTGGTCGCTCGCAATGGAACACCTTAAGGAACTGTACGAAAACAACAAGGCAATAGCCTTGGAGTCTGCTGAGTGATAGGCTCAAGGTCGCTCAATATGAGTGGCCTTTATGATTATCACTTTAACCAATGAGGGAAGCACACAATGCGCTTAAGTAAAGACACAGCGGTGGCACTACGCTCAGCAATTGAATCCAAAGCTGCACACAACGTGGGAGGCCTTGCGGATATTGCACGGGCTTATGAGGAGAAAGGTCTAACATTCCGTCGATTTATGTGGGACTGTTACCACGCAGTAGGCTTTCAAGAAACGACACGAATAATCTCTGAGCACAACACGGTGACGTTAATCGGTGGACACCTAACAGACGTGACTGATGCGCACATCGAAACAATACTCAAGGTTGCGCTTAAAGATTTGCAATACTAGTGATAAACTCAAGGTCGCTCCTAGCGAGTGGCCTTTATGATTATCATTTAACATGCAATAGGACTAATATCATGAGTAAACTTCTGGCAACATCTAAAATCAAAGGCCAACACACTGTAACTCTGCGTGAGTACGAGCACGGGAAAATGGGGAGCACTTACGTTGTGCGGTACGGTAAACAAGTAACGCATTGGGTGAACGAGGTTTTGGCGCAAGAAGAATACCAAGCCTGCGTGATACACCAAGCAACCTGCGCTGGCTGGAATGACTGATACCGCGATTTGTAATACTAGCGATAAACTCAAGGTCGCTCCATGCGAGTGGCCTTTATGATTATCACTTTACTTACGGGAGTAATATATATGCTTACTATCGGTCTGCTCACCGCTCTGGGTCTAGCTGTAGGCGCATCCTTTGGGAAGTCTTTGGGTGTAGCTGTAGGCTCTTACTTGGTCGCTTGTATCATCACGGGAGCACTGCGCAAATGCTGAAATACTACGTTATGCCTATCCACACCAAGAACGGCGCTACAGTTTGCACACCTGATGGCTTCGCAATGAAACAACGAATCGAACGCCTTAAGCGTGAACTGCGCACCAATCGCAAGCTCAACAACATCTAATTACATTTGACACTGGAGAATGCACAAAGTGAACGCTATCGACATCATGAACGCTATCAACGCAATCAAAGCACTGCCAATCTGTGAACTTGATAAGCGTCAAAGTATGCTCATTGATTTGCTGGTCGAGATGGTCAACAACGAAACGTGTGACGGTGAAATCACCAAGCTGGATAAGCCGCTTGAATATCAGGACTGGTGGACTACCTTAAGAGGTCTCACTACTGACGCTGGCTTCACGATGCTCGGTAATGGTCACTTCTCTGCTGCATATAGTCACCCACTGCTGCCTAACAGAGTGATTAAGGTGGGCTTTAAGAAAGAGGATTCAGGCGCTGCGTATATCGCATTCTGCCGCATGTATCAGGGCCGCGCTGGTATCCCTAACGTCTACGACGTTCAGCGTCATTCTGGCTGCTATACGGTGGTTCTTGATGCTCTGAATGAATGTGAGCGAGAGGATAACTATGAGCACGACAAATACGCTGAGATTGCAAGCGACATCATTGACTGCAACTCTGATATGCACGATTGGCGTGGCGGATGGGTTGGGGAGTTCGTCGAAACTTGCAAACTAATCCGCAAGTTCTTTGAGGGCATCGCTTCGTTTGACATGCACAGCGGTAACATCATGTTCGACGATAATGACGTACCGTACATTACCGACCCGGTGTCATTCTCACAGAAGAAAGACGGTGGCGCTTTCAGCATGGACCCTGAGGAACTCATCAAGGAAGTCGAGGAAGTCGCACGACAGAAAGAAATTGACCGCGCCAAGGAGCGTAAAGCACGCCATGTAGCACGCTTAGAGGTGCGCAGAATCAAACGCCGTAGACGCAAGGCACGTAAAGCACACATAGCTAAGCGTGAACGAATGGCGGCCCAGTGGCGCATGAACGAGCGTCGAGAACGTCGTAACCATGAGGTAGCTGTAGATGTACTAGGAAGAACCAATAACGCTATGCTCTGGGCGCACATGTTCGCGGGGGACTTTAAGGCGCTTGAGGAACGAATCGCAGCGCACTGGTTCCAAGCTGACCGCATGGCCATAGCTAATGGTCTTCAGCTCAACATTGATAAGAAACTGGACGCAATGCTAATGGGATGATAGTCTTATCTTACAGGTCATCTGCGGGTGGCCTGAAATAGATACGATTACTGACCGAAAGAGGTACAAAATGAGCACGATTAACATCGCTAAGAACGATTTCTCTGACATCGAACTGGCTGCTATCCCGTTCAACACTCTGGCTGACCACTATGGTGAGCGTCTAGCTCGCGAGCAGTTGGCCCTTGAGCATGAGTCTTACGAGATGGGCGAGGCACGTTTCCGCAAGATGTTTGAGCGTCAACTTAAGGCCGGTGAGGTTGCAGACAATGCGGCTGCTAAACCACTGATTACTACTCTGCTGCCTAAGATGGTTGCACGCATCAACGACTGGTTTGAGGAAGTGAAGGCCAAGCGTGGCAAACGTCCAACCGCTTTCCAGTTTCTGCAAGGAATCAAGCCGGAATCTGTAGCATATATCACCATCAAGACTACTCTTGCTTGTCTGACGAGCGTGGACAATACAACCGTTCAGGCTGTAGCAAGCGCCATCGGACGGGCTATCGAGGAAGAGGCTCGCTTCGGTCGAATCCGTGACCTAGAAGCTAAGCACTTCAAGAAAAACGTTGAGGAACAACTAAACAAGCGCGTAGGGCACGTCTATAAGAAGGCATTCATGCAGGTAGTCGAGGCCGATATGCTCTCTAAGGGTCTACTCGGTGGCGAGGCGTGGTCTTCGTGGCACAAGGAAGACTCCATTCACGTAGGGGTGCGCTGCATTGAGATGCTCATTGAGTCAACCGGAATGGTTAGCCTTCACCGCCAAAACGCTGGCGTAGTGGGACAAGACTCTGAGACTATCGAGCTGGCACACGAATACGCTGAGGCTATCGCAACACGGGCTGGGGCACTGGCTGGTATCTCTCCGATGTATCAGCCTTGCATAGTACCGCCTAAACCTTGGACTGGTGTAACTGGTGGCGGATACTGGGCTAACGGTCGCCGTCCGCTGGTACTGGTACGCACCCACAGCAAGAAGGCACTGATGCGCTACGAAGATGTTTACATGCCTGAGGTATACAAGGCGATCAACATTGCGCAAAACACCGCTTGGAAAATCAACAAGAAAGTCCTAGCGGTCGCCAACGTGATAACCAAGTGGAAGCACTGCCCGGTCGAGGACATCCCAGCGATTGAGCGCGAAGAACTCCCGATGAAACCGGAAGACATCGACACGAATCCAGAGGCGCTGACCGCTTGGAAACGTGCTGCTGCCGCTGTGTACCGTAAAGACAAGGCCCGTAAGTCTCGCCGCATAAGCCTTGAGTTCATGCTTGAGCAAGCCAACAAGTTTGCTAACCGTAAGGCCATCTGGTTCCCTTACAACATGGACTGGCGCGGTCGTGTGTACGCTGTGTCAATGTTCAATCCGCAAGGTAACGACATGACAAAAGGTCTGCTGACACTGGCTAAGGGTAAGCCAATCGGCAAGGAAGGATTCTACTGGCTGAAAATTCACGGTGCTAACTGCGCGGGGGTCGATAAGGTTCCATTCCCTGAGCGCATCAAGTTTATTGAGGACAACCACGATAACATCATGGCTTGTGCTAAGTCCCCACTGGAGCACACTTGGTGGGCTGAGCAAGATTCTCCGTTCTGTTTCCTCGCGTTCTGCTTTGAGTACGCTGGGGTACAGCACCACGGACTGAGCTACAACTGCTCGCTGCCACTGGCGTTCGATGGGTCTTGCTCTGGCATCCAGCACTTCTCCGCAATGCTCCGCGATGAAGTAGGCGGTCGTGCTGTTAACCTGCTGCCTAGCGAAACCGTTCAGGACATCTACGGGATTGTTGCTAAGAAAGTAAACGAGATTCTGCAAGCTGATGTAATCAACGGGACCGATAACGAAGTAGTTACCGTGACCGATGAGAACACTGGGGAAATCTCTGAGAAAATCAAGCTGGGTACTAAAGCACTGGCTGGTCAATGGTTGGCCTACGGTGTGACCCGTAGCGTCACTAAGCGTTCAGTCATGACGCTGGCCTATGGCTCCAAAGAGTTCGGCTTCCGTCAACAAGTCCTTGAGGACACCATACAGCCAGCTATTGATTCAGGCAAAGGTCTGATGTTTACCCAACCTAATCAGGCCGCTGGGTATATGGCTAAGCTGATCTGGGAGTCAGTGAGCGTTACCGTAGTGGCTGCTGTAGAGGCTATGAACTGGCTTAAGTCTGCTGCGAAGCTGCTGGCTGCTGAGGTCAAAGACAAGAAGACTGGTGAGATTCTCCGTAAACGCTGTGCGGTGTATTGGGTAACTCCTGATGGCTTCCCTGTGTGGCAAGAATACAAGAAGCCAATTCAGACTCGCTTGAACTTGATGTTCCTCGGTCAGTTCCGCTTACAGCCGACCATCAACACCAACAAGGACAGCGAGATTGATGCTCATAAGCAGGAATCTGGTATAGCTCCTAACTTTGTACACAGCCAAGACGGTAGCCACCTACGTAAGACTGTAGTGTGGGCGCACGAGAAGTACGGCATCGAATCTTTTGCACTGATTCATGACTCCTTCGGGACCATTCCGGCTGATGCTGCCAACCTATTCAAGGCTGTTCGTGAGACTATGGTTGACACCTACGAGTCCTGCGATGTGCTTGCTGACTTCTACAACCAGTTCGCTGACCAGTTACATGAGTCTCAATTGGATAAAATGCCAGCACTCCCAGCTAAAGGTAACTTGAATTTACGAGACATCTTAGAGTCAGACTTCGCGTTTGCGTAACGTCAAATTAATACGACTCACTATAGAGGGACAAACTCAAGGTCACTTAATGAGTGGCCTTTATGATTGACCTTCTTCCGGTTAATACGACTCACTATAGGGAAGACCTTAAGGTTTAACTTTAAGACCCTTAAGTGTTAATTAAAGATTTAAATTAAAGACTACTAAGAGAGGACTTTAAGTATGCGTAACTTCGAAAAGATGACCAAACGTTCTAACCGTAACGCTTATAACTTCGAGGAAACCAAAGGTCGCAAATTTAATAAACCATTACGAACCCGTGCACATAAACGCTGCTGGGAGGGTCAGTAAGATGGGACGTTTATACAGTGGGAACCTGAATGATTTTAAGGACGCTTGCAACAGGCTCTACCAGTTGGACCTTGCTGTTATAGCCGTTGAGCAGGAAGGTTCACCAAACATAAAGGTAACCATGTACCTTCGGATTGAAGACCGTACTGGTCGCATAGTTGCTCAGGAAGAGATTCACCACTGCGACGAAGACGTCCTGTACTCTATGGCAACCGCTTGGTTGAACTTTATGTACTACCAGTTGAAGGACTGGAAGGAGGCACTCTAATGGGACGCTTATACAGTGGTAACTTAATAGCATACAAAGACGCTATCGAACGACTTAAAGAAGACCACGATGCAAATGTGGTCGTTGAGACTTATCGCTATGAGGACTTCGCACAGCGACGGATGGTTGCCGGTGAGACACTTCGAGTGATATTGCGGGATGGCTTAATGCTGACCGCTAAGTGTTTCGAGCAGTCAGATGAAGACGTTCGCTGTAATGCACAGACCGAATGGCTCCGTAAGGTACACAGTGACCTACAGCACTGGAAGTAATACGACTCACTAAAGGGACAATGCTTAAGGTCGCTCCAACTGAGTGGCCTTAGTCGTTTAACCGATAGGAGATACTAATCATGATGAACATTAAGACCAACCCATTTAAAGCAACGTCTTTCGTAGAGTCTGCCATTAAGAAAGCTCTGGACAACGCTGGGTATCTTATTGCTGACGTTAAATACGATGGTGTACGTGGTAACATCTGCGTAGACAATACTGCTAACAGTTGCTGGCTCTCTCGTGTATCTAAAACGATTCCGGCACTGGAGCACCTAAACGGCTTCGATGTGCGCTGGAAGCGTCTTCTGAATGATGACCGTTGCTTCTACAAAGACGGCTTTATGTTGGATGGGGAACTCATGGTCAAGGGAGTAGACTTCAACACTGGGTCCGGCCTACTGCGTACCAAGTGGCTCAACAAGAAGAACTTTGAGTTCGACGTTGGCGGTGTGCCACCACTCAAGGGGTCCAAGGTTGAGTTCGCGTTGGACACCAAACGTCTGAGTGTCAAACTGTATGCTATCCTACCGCTGCACATCGTAGAGTCTGGGGAAGACTGCGACATCATGACGCTGCTCATGCAGGAACACGTTAAGAACATGCTTCCTCTGCTACAGGAATACTTTCCTGAAATCGAATGGCAAGCGGCTGAGTCTTACGAGGTTTACGACATGGTAGAACTACAGCAACTGTACGAGAAGAAGCGTGAAGAAGGGCATGAAGGTCTCATTGTGAAAGACCCCATGGGAATCTACAAGCGCGGCAAGAAGTCCGGCTGGTGGAAAATGAAGCCTGAGAACGAGGCTGACGGTATTATCCAAGGTCTTGTATGGGGTACTCAAGGTCTGGCTAACGAAGGTAAAGTGATTGGCTTTGAGGTGCTTCTTGAGAGTGGTCGTGTAGTAAACGCCACAAACATCTCTCGCGCCTTAATGGACGAGTTCACAGACGCAGTAAAAGAGGCCACCTTGAAACAGTGGGGATTCTTTAGCCCATATGGTATTGGTGACAACGATGCTTGCACATTAAATCCCTACAATGGATGGGCCTGCCAGATTAGCTATATGGAGGAAACACCAGACGGCTCTCTGCGTCACCCATCGTTCGTAATGTTCCGTGGCACCGAGGACAACCCTCAAGAGAAAATGTAACCACACTGGCTCACCGAAAGGTGGGCCTTTCTGCGTTTATAAGGAGACACTATATGCTTAAGAAAGTTGGTAAGTTCATTGCGGCTTGGGTAGCTATCCTGACGTTTGCATATCTTCTGGCGGTACATCCTCAAGCAGCACTCGTAGTAGTCGGTGCTTGTTGCCTAGCGGCAGCCTGTGCTTGCGTGTGGTGCTTCGTCAACTGTTAATACGACTCACTAAAGGAGATACACACCATGATGTACTTAATGCCATTACTCATTGTCATCATAGGATGCCTTGCGCTCCACTGTAGCGATGACGATATGCCCGATGGTCACGCTTAATACGACTCACTAAAGGAGACACTATATGTTCCGACTTCACTTCAACAAAAGCCTTAAGAATTTCACGGTTCGTCGTGCTGACCGTTCAATCGTATGTGCGAGCGAACGCCGAGCTAAGTTACCTATTATTGGTGACACAGTTCCTTTGGCACCGAGCGTCCACATCATTATCACACGTGGTGACTTTGAGAAAGCAATAGACAAGAAACGTCCGGTTCTTAACGTGGCAGTGACCCGCTTCCCGTTCGTCCGTCTGTTACTCAAACGAATCAAGGAGGTGTTCTGATGTCTGGTTGCATAGCTTGCTTAGAGAAAGACGACCGTTATCCACACACCTGTAATAAAGGAGCTAACGATATGACCGAACGTGAACAAGAGATGATCATTAAGTTGATAGACAATAACGAAGGTCGTTCTGGTGACACGTATGGTTGCGGCCTGTTCTGCGCTGGAGTACCTTGTGGCGAGTGCCCCGTAACAAACGATGAGAACATTACCTTAGGTGAAATCCGAGCGATGGACCCACGTAAGTCTAAGCAGGAGAAACCAGAGGTAACTCCTACAGATGACCAACCTTCCACCGAGTCAATCGAAGGTGTCACGAAGCCATCTCATTATATGTTGTTCGACGACATTGAGGCTATCGAAGTGATTGCCCGTTCGATGACCCGTGAGCAGTTCAAAGGGTATTGCTTAGGGAACATCCTTAAGTACCGCCTACGTGCTGGTAAGAAGTCCGAACTGGCTTACTTAGAGAAAGACATGGCGAAAGCTGGCTTCTACGGTGAACTGTACGAGAAACATAAGGACAAGTGCTATGACGCTTAACGATGTTCTGTACTTCGGATTAATTTGTGCTGGTGTAGGTGCATTACTTCGCTTAATGTATTGGGCCATAGAGGTGGAATATGGAAAAGCCAAGTGAATGGTGCCACAAAATGTGGACTGAATGTATAGAACGTGGTGATGAGGAATCTGCCGGTCACTACATGGAACTTTACAACCAATGGCTATCGCGAGGTTATTGATATGTCAACTTTAAATACTGGTTCACTTAGTGTGGACAATAAGAAGTTTTGGGCTACCGTAGAGTCCTCTGAGCATTCCTTTGAGGTTCCAATCTACGCCGAGACACTGGATGAAGCACTGGAGTTAGCTGAGTGGCAATACGTTCCGGCTGGCTTTGAGGTTACTCGCGTTCGCCCGTGTGTAGTCCCTAAGTAATACGACTCACTATAGGGAAGACTCCCTCTGAGAAACTAAACGAAACCTAAAGGAGATTAACATTATGGCTAAGAAGATTTTCACCTCTGCGCTGGGTACTGCTGAGCCTTACGCGTACATCGCTAAGCCAGACTACGGTAACGAAGAGCGTGGCTTTGGGAACCCGCGTGGCATCTTTAAAGTTGACCTGACCATTCCCAACAAAGACCCGCGTTGTCAACGTATGGTCGATGAAATCGTGAAGTGTCACGAAGAGGCTTATGCTGCTGCCGTTGAGGAATATGAGGCCAACCCACCGGTAGTAGCTCGTGGTAAGAAGAAACCTATTGAACCTTATGAGGGAGACATGCCGTTCATTGATAATGGTGACGGTACTACGACCTTTAAGTTCAAGTGCTACGCTTCCTTCCAAGACAAGAAGACCAAAGAGACCAAGCACATCAATCTGGTTGTGGTTGACTCCAAAGGTAAGAAGATGGAAGACGTGCCGATCATTGGTGGCGGCTCCAAGCTGAAAGTCAAGTATTCGCTGGTCCCGTACAAGTGGAACAACGCTGTAGGTGCAAGCGTTAAGCTGCAACTGGAATCCGTTATGTTGGTCGAACTGGCTACCTTTGGTGGCGGTGAGGACGATTGGGCTGATGAAGTTGAAGAGAACGGCTATGTTGCCTCTGGTTCTGCCAAAGCGAGCAAACCACGCGACGAAGAAAGCTGGGACGAAGACGACAGTGAGTCCTACGAAGAAGACGAAGACGAAGACGGAGACTTCTAAGTGGCTGGCGCATACGCTGCGCGTGGAATCAGAAAGGTCGGGACATTTCGTTCCGGCCTAGAAGATAAAGTCTCTAAGCAGCTAGAGGGTAAGGGCATTAAGTTCGACTATGAACTGTGGAAAATCCCTTACGTTGTCCCTGCGAGTAACCATGTCTACACTCCAGACTTCCTGCTGCCTAACGGAATCTTTATTGAAACCAAAGGTTTATGGGAGAGTGACGACCGAAAGAAACACTTACTGATTCGCGAACAGTTTCCCGAACTGGACATCCGTCTGGTATTCTCAAGCTCACGCACAAAGCTGTATAAAGGGTCTCCGACCAGTTACGGTGAGTGGTGCGAGAAGCACGGCATACTGTTTGCTGACAAATTAATTCCGGTAGAATGGCTCAAAGAACCTAAAAAGGAGGTGCCATTTGACAAGTTAAAGCAATCTAAGGGAGGAAAGAAATAATGGCTCGTGTACAGTTTAAACCGCGTGAATCTACTGACGCAATCTTTGTCCACTGCTCAGCAACTAAACCTAACCAGAACGTAGGTGTCCGTGAGATTCGCCAGTGGCATAAAGAGCAGGGTTGGCTCGATGTCGGGTATCACTTTATCATCAAGCGCGATGGTACTGTAGAGGAAGGCCGAGACGAGATGGCTGTAGGTTCTCACGTTAAGGGCCACAACCACAACTCAATCGGTGTCTGCCTTGTTGGTGGTATTGACGATAAAGGTAAGTTCGAAGCTAACTTTACGCCAGCACAAATGCAATCCCTCCGCTCACTGCTTGTCACACTACTGGCTAAGTATAAAGGCGCTGTTCTTCGAGCGCATCACGATGTGGCTCCGAAGGCTTGCCCTTCGTTCGACCTTAAGCGTTGGTGGGAGACGAACGAACTGGTCACTTCTGACCGTGGCTAATTAATTGAACTCACTATAGGGAGACCACAACGGTTTCCCTTTGTTCGCAACGTTGATTAAGGATTAACCATATGGAATTAGAACAAGATAGTGTATTCCTTTATCATGCTCCTTGCGAGAACTGTGGGTCTTCTGATGGTAACTCAGTGTATTCTGACGGTCATCAATTTTGCTTTGTATGTGAGCACAGAGTTCCAGCCTCAGAAGAACGCAAACAGGAGCTATCATCAAGAAGATGTATAGTCGGTGGAGGTAAACCAATGACCTACAACGTGTGGAACTTCGGGGAATCCAACGGACGCTACTCTGCGTTAACTGCCCGTGGCATCTCAAAGGAAACCTGCCAGAAGGCTGGGTACTGGATTGCTAAGGTAGACGGTGTGATGTACCAAGTGGCTGACTATCGGGACCAGAACGGAAACATTGTGAGCCAGAAGGTTCGAGATAAAGATAAGAACTTCAAGACAACTGGGAGTCACAAGAGTGATGCCCTGTTCGGGAAGCACTTATGGAACGGTGGTAAGAAGATTGTTGTCACAGAAGGTGAAATCGACATGCTTACCGTTATGGAACTTCAAGACTGTAAATATCCCGTAGTGTCATTGGGTCACGGTGCCTCTGCTGCTAAGAAGACATGCGCTGCCAACTACGAATACTTTGACCAGTTCGAGCAGATTATCCTGATGTTCGATATGGATGATGCTGGACGCAAGGCAGTCGAAGAGGCCGCACAGGTTCTTCCTGCTGGTAAGGTACGAGTTGCTGTACTCCCATGTAAGGATGCCAACGAGTGTCATCTTAATGGTCACGACCGCGAAATCATGGAGCAAGTCTGGAATGCTGGCCCGTGGATTCCTGATGGAGTGGTATCGGCTCTTTCGTTACGAGAACGAATCCGTGAACACTTATCGTCAGAGGAATCAGTTGGTCTACTTTTCAGTGGCTGTAGTGGTATCAACGATAAAACGCTTGGTGCCCGTGGCGGTGAAGTCATTATGGTCACTTCCGGTTCCGGCATGGGTAAGTCAACGTTCGTCCGTCAACAAGCTCTCCAGTGGGGCACAGCAATGGGCAAGAAGGTAGGCCTGGCGATGCTTGAGGAGTCCGTTGAGGAAACGGCTGAGGACCTTATAGGTCTGCATAACCGTGTCCGACTGAGACAATCCGACTCACTAAAGAGAGAGATTATTGAGAACGGTAAGTTCGACCAATGGTTCGATGAACTGTTCGGTAACGACACGTTCCATCTATACGACTCATTTGCTGAGGCTGAGACCGATAGGCTTCTCGCTAAGCTGGCCTATATGCGCTCAGGCTTAGGTTGCGACGTAATTATCCTTGACCACATCTCAATCGTAGTGTCCGCTTCTGGTGAATCAGATGAGCGAAAGATGATTGACAACCTGATGACCAAGCTCAAAGGGTTCGCTAAGTCAACTGGGGTGGTGCTGGTCGTTATTTGTCACCTTAAGAACCCAGACAAAGGTAAAGCACATGAGGAAGGTCGTCCTGTTTCTATTACTGACCTACGTGGTTCTGGCGCACTTCGCCAACTATCTGATACTATTATTGCCCTTGAGCGTAACCAGCAAGGTGATATGCCTAACCTTGTCCTCGTTCGTATTCTCAAGTGCCGCTTTACTGGCGATACTGGTATTGCTGGCTACATGGAGTACAACAAGGAAACAGGATGGCTCGAACCATCAAGTTACTCAGGGGAAGAAGAGTCACACTCGGAGTCAACGGACTGGTCGAATGACACTGACTTCTGACAGGATTCTTGATGATTTTAATACGACTCACTAAAGGAGACACACCATGTTTAAACTGATTAAGAAGTTGGGTAAGCTACTTGTTCGTTTGTATAACGTAGAAGCTAAGCGCCTGAATGATGAGGCCCGTAATGAGGCAACACAATCACGCGCTCTGGCTATCCGTTCTAACGAACTGGCTGACAGCGCATCAAATAAAGTTACCGAGGCAGCTCGCGTAGCTAACCAAGCTCAACAACTTTCCAAATTCTTTGAGTAATTAAACAGGAGAAACTACCATGTCACAAGTAGCTGAAACTATCCGTCTATCCGATACCGCCGACCAATGGAACCGCCGAGTTCACATCAACGTTCGTAACGGAAAGGCTACTATGGTTTACCGTTGGAAGGACTCTAAGTCCTCTAAGAATCACACTCAGCGTATGACGTTGACAGATGAGCAAGCACTGCGTCTGGTCAATGCGCTTACCAAAGCTGCCGTGACTGCAATTCATGAAGCTGGTCGCGTGGATGAAGCTATGGCTATCCTCGACAAGATTGATAGCTAAGAGTGGTATACTCAAGGTCGCCCAAGTGGTGGCCTTCATGAATACTATTCGACTCACTATAGGAGATATTACCATGCGTGACCCTAAAGTTATCCGAGCAGAAATCGCTAAACTGGAAGCTGAACTCGAAGACGTTAAGTACCATGAAGCCAAGACTCGCTCCGCTGTTCACATTTTGAAGAACTTAGGGTGGACTTGGACACGACAGGCTGGCTGGAAGAAGCCGGAAGTTTACAAGCTGAGCCACAAGGTGTTCGATAAGGACACTATGACCCACATCAAGGCTGGTGATTGGGTTAAGGTTGACATGGGAGTTGTTGGTGGATATGGCTATGTCCGCTCAGTGAGTGGCAAATATGCACAAGTGTCATACATCACAGGTGTTACTCCACGAGGAGCAATCGTTGCCGACAAGACCAACATGATTCACACAGGCTTCTTAACGGTTGTCTCGTATGAAGAGATTGTTAAGTCGCGATAATCAATAGGAGAAATCAATATGATCGTTTCTGACATCGAAGCTAACGCCCTCTTAGAGAGCGTCACTAAGTTCCACTGCGGGGTTATCTACGACTACTCCACCGCTGAGTACGTAAGCTACCGTCCGAGTGACTTCGGTGCGTATCTGGATGCGCTGGAAGCCGAGGTTGCACGAGGCGGTCTTATTGTGTTTCACAACGGCCACAAGTATGACGTTCCTGCATTGACCAAACTGGCAAAGTTGCAATTGAACCGAGAGTTCCACCTTCCTCGTGAGAACTGTATCGACACACTTGTGTTGTCACGCTTGATTCACTCCAACCTGAAAGACACCGATATGGGTCTTCTGCGTTCCGGTAAGTTGCCCGGTAAACGCTTTGGGTCTCACGCTTTGGAGGCGTGGGGCTATCGCTTAGGTGAAATGAAGGGTGAATACAAGGATGACTTTAAGCGTATGCTTGAAGAGCAAGGTGAAGAATACGTTGACGGAATGGAATGGTGGAACTTCAACGAAGAGATGATGACCTATAACGTTCAGGACGTTGTGGTCACTAAGGCTCTCCTTGAGAAGCTGCTCTCTGACAAACATTACTTCCCTCCTGAGATTGACTTTACGGACGTAGGATACACTACGTTCTGGTCAGAATCCCTTGAGGCCGTTGACGTTGAACATCGCGCTGCGTGGCTACTCGCTAAGCAAGAGCGCAATGGATTCCCGTTTGACACGAAAGCAATCGAAGAGTTGTACGTAGAGTTAGCTGCTCGTCGCTCAGAGTTGCTGCGTAAGCTGACCGAAACGTTCGGCTCGTGGTATCAGCCTAAAGGTGGCACCGAAATGTTCTGCCATCCGAGGACTGGTAAGCCACTGCCTAAATACCCTCGCATTAAGACACCTAAAGTTGGTGGTATCTTTAAGAAGCCTAAGAACAAGGCACAACGAGAAGGCCGTGAGCCTTGCGAACTGGATACCCGCGAGTACGTTGCTGGTGCCCCCTATACTCCGGTAGAGCACGTAGTGTTTAACCCTTCGTCTCGTGACCACATCCAGAAGAAACTCCAAGAGGCTGGATGGGTCCCCACGAAGTACACCGATAAGGGTGCGCCTGTGGTGGACGATGAGGTCCTAGAGGGAGTAAAAGTAGATGACCCTGAGAAGCAAGCCGCTATCGATCTTATTAAAGAATACTTGATGATTCAGAAGCGAATCGGACAGTCTGCTGAGGGAGACAAGGCGTGGCTTCGTTACGTTGCTGAGGATGGTAAAATTCATGGTTCTGTTAATCCCAACGGCGCTGTTACTGGGCGCGCTACTCACGCTTTCCCTAACCTTGCACAGATACCCGGTGTCCGCTCTCCTTATGGTGATCGGTGCCGCTCTGCTTTTGGCGCTGAACATCACCTAGACGGACTTACAGGTAAGCCTTGGGTTCAAGCTGGTATAGACGCCTCTGGTCTGGAGCTGCGATGCTTGGCCCACTTCATGGCTCGCTTTGACAACGGTGAGTATGCTCACGAGATTCTAAACGGTGACATCCACTGGAAGAACGCAATTGCTGCTGACTTAGCACCAAACATTGCTCGTGATAAGCATAATAAGGAACACGACCTAATGCGTGATAACGCCAAGACGTTTATCTATGGGTTCCTCTATGGTGCTGGCGATGAGAAGACTGGTCAGATTGTAGGTGCTGGTAAAGAACGTGGTAAGGAACTCAAGAAGAAATTCCTTGAGAACACCCCAGCTATTGCTGCACTACGAGAGTCTATCCAACAGACACTTGTTGAGTCCTCTCAGTGGGTAGCTGGTGAACAGCAAGTCAAGTGGAAACGTCGCTGGATTAAAGGTCTGGATGGTCGTAAGGTACACGTCCGTAGTCCTCACGCTGCCCTGAATACCCTGCTGCAATCTGCTGGTGCTCTAATCTGCAAACTGTGGATTATCAAGACAGAAGAGATGCTCGTGGAGAAAGGCTTGAAGCATGGTTGGGATGGGGACTTTGCGTACATGGCATGGGTCCACGATGAGATTCAGGTAGGTTGTCGTACCGAAGAGATTGCTCAGGTGGTCATTGAGACTGCACAGGAAGCGATGCGCTGGGTAGGAGACCACTGGAACTTCCGGTGTCTTCTGGATACCGAAGGTAAGATTGGTCCTAATTGGGCCGTATGTCACTAATTCTAACAGGAGCCACTTTATGGCATGGCGATATAGGATTCGAGAAGTCAGAATGACTACAGGTGAGACCTTATACTACCCACAGTTCCGTCATGTGTGGCTCCCATTCTGGTGCCACTTTAGGGACTACCTAGAAGAACGTAAGGTGTCATTCACCTATTATTCTGATGCGCTTGAATTCGTTAATGAATGTAAATCAAATGATGAACCAGAAGTAAAGCAGGTTGTAAGAAACCACTATCTTTAAGGAGAAATTATTATGGCTATGACCAAGAAATTTAAAGTGTCCTTCGACGTTACCGCTAAGATGACATCTGACGTTCAGGCAATCTTAGAGAAAGATATGCTGCACCTGTGTAAGCAGGTTGGCTCCGGTGCTATTGTTCCTAACGGCAAGCAGAAAGAGATGATTGTTCAGTTCCTGACCCATGGTATGGAAGGAGTGATGGCCTTCATTGTGCGAACGTCTTTCCGCGAGGCTATCAAGGAAATGCACGAAGAGTATGCCGATAAGGACTCCTTCAAGCTATCTCCTGCAACTGTACGGGAGGTGTTCTAATGTCAGACTATCTGAAAGTGCTGCAAGCAATCAAAAGTTGCCCTAAGACTTTCCAGTCCAACTATGTACGGAACAATGCGAGCCTCGTAGCGGAGGCCGCTTCCCGTGGTCACATCTCATGTCTGACCACAAGTGGACGAAACGGTGGCGCTTGGGAAATCACTGCTTCTGGTACTCGCTTTCTGAAACGAATGGGAGGATGTGTCTAATGGTGCGTGACACTGTAACAATTCCTCGTGATGCGTGGAACGATATGCAGGGTTATATTGCTTCTCTGGAACGTGAGAACGATAGCCTTAAGAACCAACTTATGGAAGCTGACGAATACGTGGCTGAACTAGAGGAGAAACTTAATGGCGCTTCTTGACCTTAAACAGTTCTATGAGTTACGTGAAGGTTGTAACGACAAAGGTATCCTTGTGATGGACGGTGACTGGCTGGTATTCCAAGCTATGAGTGCTGCCGAGTTTGATGCCTCTTGGGAGGAAGAGATTTGGCACCGATGCTGTGACCACGCTAAGGCACGTAAGATTCTGGAGGATTCCATCAAGTCCTATGAGACCCGTAAGAAGGCTTGGGTAGGTGCCCCGATTGTCCTTGCGTTCACAGATAGTGTCAACTGGCGTAAAGAACTGGTAGACCCTAACTACAAGGCTAACCGTAAGGCCACGAAGAAACCTGTAGGTTACTTTGAGTTCCTTGAGGCTCTCTTTGAGCGCGAAGAGTTCTACTGCATTCGTGAGCCGATGCTTGAGGGTGATGACGTTATGGGAGTGATTGCTTCCAATCCGTCTGCCTTCGGTGCCCGTAAAGCTGTAATTATCTCGTGCGATAAGGACTTTAAGACCATCCCTAACTGTGATTTCCTGTGGTGTACCACTGGTAACATCCTGACTCAGACCGAAGAGTCCGCTGACTGGTGGCACCTCTTCCAGACAATCAAGGGTGACATTACCGATGGTTACTCAGGTATTGCCGGATGGGGCGATACTGCCGAGGACTTCCTGAATAACCCGTTCATTACCGAGCCTAAAACGTCTGTGCTTAAGTCTGGTAAGAACAAAGGCCAAGAGGTTACTAAGTGGGTTAAGCGCGACCCTGAGCCACATGAGACGCTATGGGACTGTATTAAGTCCATTGGCGCTAAGGCTGGTATGACCGAAGAGGATGTTATCAAGCAGGGCCAGATGGCTCGCATCCTGCGGTTCAACGAGTACAACTTTATTGACAAGGAGATTTACCTGTGGAGACCGTAGCATATATTGGCATTGGTCTTTGTGTTCTCGGAATGGGCCTCATTGCGTGGGGCCTTTGGGACTTAGCCCAAATAATCAAGAAGATACACGACTATAAGTGATAAACTCAAGGTCCCTAAATTAATACGACTCACTATAGGGAGATAGGGGCCTTTATGATTATTACTTTAAGATTTAACTCTAAGAGGAATCTTTATTATGCTAACACCTATTAACCATTTACTTAAGAACCCTAACGATATTCCAGACGTGCCTCGTGCAACCGCTGAGTATCTACAGGTTCGATTCAACCATGCGTACCTCGAAGCGTCTGGTCATATAGGATTTATGCGTGCTAGTGGTTGTAGTGAAGCCCACATCTTGGGTTTCATTCAGGGCCTACAGTATGCCTCTAACATCATTGACGAGATTGAGATGCGCAAGGAACAACTAAGAGAGGATGGGGAGGATTGACCTTATGTGTTTCTCACCGAAAGTTAAAGTTCCGAAGATGAATACCAATCAGGTTCGAGCCGTTGAACCAGCACCTCTGACCCAAGAAGTCTCAGGCGTAGAATTCGGTGGGTCTTCTGATGAGACGGATACCGAGGGCACCGAAGTGTCTGGACGCAAAGACCTCAAGGTCGAACGCGACGATTCCGTAGCGAAGTCTAAAGCCGCTGGTTCTGGCTCTGCTCGTATGAAGTCTTCAATCCGTAAGTCTGCATTCGGAGGTAAGAAGTAATGTCTGAGTTCACATGTGTGGAAGCCAAAAGTCGCTTCCGTGCAATCCAATGGGCTGTAGAGCACCTTGGGTTGCCTAAGGGATTCGAAGGACACTTTATTGGTTACAGTCTCTACGTTGATGAAGTTATGGACATGTCTGGTTGTCGTGAGGAGTACATTCTTGACTCTACAGGAAAACATGTAGCGTACTTCGCGTGGTGCGTAAGCTGTGACATTCACCACAAAGGTGACATTCTGGATGTAACGTCCGTTGTTATTAATCCTGAGGAGGACTCTAAGGGATTACAGCGATTCCTAGCGAAACGCTTTAAGTGCCTTGCAGAACTCAATGATTGCGACTGGGTGTCTCGTTGTAAGCATGAAGGCGAGACAATGCGTGTATACTTTAAGGAGGTATAAGTTATGGGTAAGAAAATTAAGAAGGCCGTGAAGAGAGTCACTAAGTCAGTTAAGAAAGCCGTGAAGAAAGTTACCAAGGAAGTGACCCGTCCGGTTAAACAGATTGCTGGTGGTCTGGCTGGTGGCGCTGGTGAAGCGCAGGTAGTTGAAGTTCCACAGGCAGCTGCTGCAACTCCTGCTGCACAGATTGTTGACGTACCTGAGAAAGAGGTCTCCACTGAGGACGAAGCACAGACCGAAAGCGGACGTAAGAAAGCCCGTGCTGGCGGTAAGAAGTCCTTAAGTGTGGCTCGTAGCTCCGGTGGCGGCATAAATATTTAAACAGGAGGTGACACATGGCTGAGAAGCGCACAGGTCTAGCCGAGGAAGGAGCAAAGTCGGTCTATGAGCGATTGAAGAACGACCGTGCTCCATATGAGACTCGCGCCCAAAACTGCGCTCAGTACACCATTCCGTCCCTCTTCCCTAAGGACTCCGACAACGCATCTACAGACTACACAACTCCGTGGCAAGCTGTAGGTGCTCGCGGTCTCAATAACTTGGCCTCTAAGCTCATGCTGGCTCTCTTCCCGATGCAAACGTGGATGAAACTGACCATCTCTGAGTTTGAGGCCAAACAGTTACTGGATGACCCCGATGGACTCGCTAAGGTTGATGAGGGCCTCTCAATGGTAGAGCGTATCATCATGAACTACATTGAGTCTAACAGCTACCGAGTGACCCTCTTTGAGGCGCTCAAGCAGTTAGTCGTTGCTGGTAACGTCCTACTGTATCTACCGGAACCGGAAGGCTCTAACTACAACCCCATGAAGCTGTACCGATTGTCTTCTTATGTGGTCCAACGAGACGCATTCGGCAACGTTCTGCAAATGGTGACTCGCGACCAGATAGCTTTCGGGGCACTCCCTGAGGACATACGTAATGCTGTAGAAGGTCAAGGTGGTGAGAAGAAACCTGATGAGACCATCGACGTGTACACCCACATCTATCTGGATGAGGACTCAGGTGAATACCTCCGATACGAAGAGGTAGAGGGTATGGAAGTACAAGGCTCCGATGGGTCTTACCCTAAAGAGGCTTGTCCGTACATCCCGATTCGAATGGTTCGACTAGATGGTGAATCCTACGGTCGTTCGTACATTGAGGAATACCTCGGTGACTTACGGTCCCTTGAGAATCTCCAAGAAGCTATCGTTAAGATGTCCATGATTAGCTCTAAGGTTATCGGCTTAGTGAATCCTGCTGGTATTACCCAGCCACGCCGACTTACTAAAGCTCAGACTGGTGACTTCGTTACCGGTCGTCCAGAAGACATCTCATTCCTACAGCTGGAGAAGCAAGCAGACTTCACTGTGGCTAAGGCCGTCAGTGACGCTATCGAGGCTCGACTTTCGTTTGCCTTCATGTTGAACTCTGCGGTTCAGCGCACTGGTGAACGTGTGACCGCCGAAGAGATTCGGTACGTTGCGTCAGAACTTGAAGATACTTTAGGTGGTGTCTACTCTATCCTTTCTCAAGAATTACAATTGCCTCTGGTACGAGTGCTATTGAAGCAACTACAAGCCACGCAACAGATTCCTGAGTTACCTAAGGAAGCAGTAGAGCCAACTATTAGTACAGGTCTGGAAGCAATCGGTCGTGGTCAAGACCTTGATAAACTGGAACGCTGTGTCTCTGCATGGGCTGCTCTGGCCCCTATGCGTGATGACCCAGATATTAACCTTGCGATGATTAAGTTACGCATTGCTAACGCTATCGGCATTGACACTTCTGGTATCCTTCTTACAGAAGAGCAGAAGCAACAGAAGATGGCTCAACAGTCTGTGCAAATGGGTATGGATAATGGTGCTGCTGCGCTTGGGCAAGGTATGGCTGCACAGGCTACAGCTTCACCTGAGGCTATGGCTGCTGCCGCTGATTCCGTGGGTTTACAGCCGGGAATTTAATACGACTCACTATAGGGAGACCATCCAGATTGAGTGAGGTCTGGTCTCAAGGTTCGAGTCCTTGGGTGTCCCTTAGTTCTTTAAATTGGAATGGAGATAACAATAATGGCTGAATCTAATGCTGATGTATATGCGTCCTTCGGCGTAAACTCCGCTGTGATGTCTGGTGGTTCCGTTGAGGAACATGAACAGAATATGCTGGCTCTTGATGTTGCTGCCCGTGATGGCGATGATGCAATCGAGTTAGCGTCCGACGAAGAGGAAACTGAACGTGACCTGTATGACAACTCTGACCCATTCGGTCAAGAGGATGATGAGGGACGCATTCAGGTTCGCATTGGTGATGGTTCTGAGCCGACTGATGTGGACACTGGGGAAGACGATTTTGAGGGCACAGAGGAGTTTACCCCGCTGGGAGAGACTCCAGAAGAACTGGTAGCCGCCTCTGAGCAACTTGGTGAGCACGAAGAGGGCTTCCAAGAGATGATTAACATTGCTGCCGAGCGTGGCATGAGTGCTGAGACCATTGAGGCAATCCAGCGTGAGTACGAGGAGAACGAAGAGTTATCCGATGCGTCATACGCTAAGCTGGCTGAAATTGGTTACACCAAGGCTTTCATTGACTCATACATCCGTGGTCAAGAAGCTCTGGTTGAGCAGTACGTAAACAGTGTGATTGAGTATGCTGGTGGTCGTGAGCGTTTTGATGTACTGTACAGTCACCTTGAGACTCACAACCCTGAGGCTGCACAATCGCTGGACAATGCGCTGACCAATCGCGACTTAGCGACCGTTAAGGCTATCATCAACTTGGCTGGAGAGTCTCGTGCTAAGGCGTTCGGTCGTAAGCCGACTCGTAGTGTAACCAGTCGAGCTATTCCGGCTAAACCCCAAGCGACTAAGCGTGAGGGCTTTGCTGACCGTAGCGAGATGATTAAGGCTATGAGTGACCCTCGGTATCGCACCGATGCAAACTATCGTCGTCAAGTCGAACAGAAAGTGATCGATTCGAACTTCTGATAGACGCTAAATTAATACGACTCACTATAGGGAGACCACAACGGTTTCCCTCTAGAAATCATTCTTGTGTAACTTTAAGAAGGAGACATACATATGGCTAATATGACTGGTGGACAGCAACTGGGTACTAACCAAGGTAAAGGTGCAAGTGCTACTGATAAACTGGCGTTGTTCTTGAAGGTATTTGGTGGTGAAGTTCTGACTGCATTCGCTCGCACCTCTGTGACCACTTCCCGCCACATGGTTCGTTCAATCTCCAGTGGTAAATCCGCTCAGTTCCCTGTACTGGGCCGTACTCAGGCAGCGTATCTGGCTCCGGGTGAGAACCTCGACGATAAACGTAAAGACATCAAACACACCGAGAAGGTAATCACCATTGACGGTCTCCTGACGGCTGACGTTCTGATTTACGATATTGAGGATGCGATGAACCACTACGACGTTCGCTCCGAGTACACCTCTCAGTTAGGTGAATCTCTGGCGATGGCTGCTGATGGTGCAGTTCTGGCTGAGATTGCAGGCTTGTGTAACTTGTCGAGCACCTCTGATGAGAACATTACAGGTCTAGGCTCTGCCACTGTGATTGAGACCACTCAGGCCAAGTCTGTAATCACCGACCAAGTTGCTCTGGGTAAGGAGATTATTGCGGCTCTGACCAAGGCTCGCGCTGCTCTAACCAAGAACTATGTTCCGGCTGCTGACCGTGTGTTCTACTGCGACCCTGATAGCTACTCTGCGATTCTGGCAGCACTGATGCCTAACGCGGCAAACTACGCTGCTCTGATTGACCCTGAGAAGGGTTCTATCCGCAACGTCATGGGCTTTGAGGTTGTAGAGGTCCCGCACCTCACCGCTGGTGGCGCTGGTACTACTCGTGAGGATGCTACGGGCCAGAAGCACGCCTTCCCAGCCACTGCGAGTGGTGACGACAAGGTTGCTAAGGACAACGTTATCGGCCTGTTCATGCACCGCTCTGCGGTAGGTACTGTTAAATTGCGTGACTTGGCTCTGGAGCGCGCTCGCCGTGCTAACTTCCAAGCTGACCAGATTATCGCTAAGTACGCTATGGGCCACGGTGGTCTACGCCCAGAAGCTGCTGGTGCGGTGGTTTTCGCGGCGGAGTAATGCTGGAAGTGGCCTCAACGGTCGCTGCTAGTCCCGAAGAGGTGAGTGTTACTTCAACCGAAGAAACCTTAACGCCAGCACAGAAGGCCGCACGCACACGCGCTGCCAACAAAGCCCGAAAGGAAGCCGAGTTGGCTGCTGCTACCGCTGCTGAGTAATAACTAGCATAACCCCTTGGGGCCTCTAAACGGGTCTTGAGGGGTTTTTTGCTTAAAGGAGGAACTATATGCGCTCATACGATATGAACGTTGAGACTGCCGCTGAGTTATCCGCTGTGAACGACATTCTGGCATCTATCGGTGAACCTCCGGTATCAACGCTGGAAGGTGACTCTAACGCAGACGTAGCGAACGCTCGTCGTATTCTCAATAAGATTAACAGACAGATTCAGTCACGCGGGTGGACGTTCAATATTGAGGAAGGCATAACGCTATTACCTGATGTTTACTCCAACCTGATTGTATACAGTGATGATTATTTGTCCCTAATGGCTACTTCCGGTCAATCCGTCTACGTTAACCGAGGTGGCTATGTGTATGACCGAACGAGCCAGACAGACCGCTTTGACTCTGGCATTACAGTGAACATTATTCGCCTTCGGGACTACGATGAGATGCCTGAGTGCTTCCGCTACTGGATTGTCACTAAGGCTTCCCGTCAGTTCAACAACCGATTCTTCGGGGCACCAGAAGTAGAAGGTGTACTCCAAGAAGAGGAAGATGAGGCTCGACGGCTCTGCATGGAGTACGAAGTTGACTACGGTGGGTACAACATGCTGGATGGTGATGCGTTCACTTCTGGTCTACTGACTCGCTAATTAATAAATAAGGAGGCTCTAATGGCGCTCATTAGCCAATCAATCAAGAACTTGAAGGGTGGTATCAGCCAACAGCCTGACATCCTTCGCTATCCAGACCAAGGGTCACGCCAAGTTAACGGTTGGTCTTCGGAGACCGAGGGCCTCCAAAAGCGTCCACCAATGGTTTTCATTAAGACACTTGGAGACAGAGGTGCGTTAGGTCAAGCTCCGTACATCCATCTGATTAACCGTGATGAGAACGAACAGTATTACGCTGTGTTCACTGGTAATGGAATCCGTGTGTTTGACCTTGCTGGTAATGAGAAGCAAGTTAGGTATCCTAACGGCTCCGACTACATCAAGACCTCTAATCCACGTAACGACCTGCGAATGGTTACTGTAGCAGACTACACGTTCGTCGTTAACCGTAACGTTGCTGTACAGAAGAACACAACGTCTGTAAACTTACCGAATTACAACCCTAAGCGAGACGGATTGATTAACGTCCGTGGTGGTCAATACGGCAGGGAACTAATTGTACACATTAACGGTAAAGATGTTGCGAAGTATAAAATCCCAGATGGTAGTCAACCGGCACACGTAAACAATACGGATGCCCAATGGTTAGCCGAAGAGTTAGCCAAGCAAATGCGCACTAACTTGTCTGGTTGGGCTGTAAATGTGGGGCAAGGGTTCATACATGTGGCAGCGCCTAGCGGTCAACAGATTGACTCCTTCACGACTAAAGATGGCTACGCAGACCAGTTGATTAACCCTGTGACCCACTACGCTCAGTCGTTCTCTAAGTTGCCACCTAATGCTCCTAACGGCTACATGGTGAAAGTCGTAGGGGACGCATCTAGGTCTGCCGACCAGTATTATGTTCGGTATGACGCTGAGCGGAAAGTTTGGGTTGAGACTTTGGGTTGGAACACTGAGAACCAAGTACGATGGGAAACAATGCCACACGCTCTTGTGCGAGCCGCTGACGGTAATTTCGACTTCAAGTGGCTTGAGTGGTCTCCTAAGTCTTGTGGTGACATTGACACCAACCCTTGGCCTTCTTTTGTTGGTTCAAGCATTAACGATGTGTTCTTCTTCCGTAACCGCTTAGGATTCCTTAGTGGTGAGAACATCATATTGAGCCGTACAGCCAAATACTTCAACTTCTACCCTGCGTCCGTTGCGAACCTTAGCGATGACGACCCTATAGATGTAGCTGTGAGTACCAACCGAATATCAGTCCTTAAGTACGCCGTTCCGTTCTCAGAAGAGTTACTAATCTGGTCCGATGAAGCACAATTCGTCCTGACAGCTTCTGGCACTCTCACGTCGAAGTCGGTTGAGTTGAACCTAACGACTCAGTTTGACGTACAGGACCGAGCGAGACCTTATGGTATTGGGCGTAATGTCTACTTTGCTAGTCCGAGGTCCAGCTACACGTCCATCCACAGGTACTACGCTGTGCAGGACGTAAGTTCCGTTAAGAACGCGGAGGACATTACAGCACACGTTCCTAACTACATCCCTAATGGTGTGTTCAGCATTTGCGGTAGTGGCACTGAAAACTTCTGTTCGGTACTATCTCATGGGGACCCAAGCAAAATCTTCATGTACAAATTCCTGTACCTGAACGAAGAGCTAAGACAACAGTCATGGTCTCACTGGGACTTTGGGGCAAACGTGCAGGTTCTAGCTTGTCAGAGTATCAGCTCAGATATGTATGTTATCCTTCGTAATGAGTTCAATACGTTCCTAACTAAAATCTCTTTTACTAAGAACGCCATTGACTTACAAGGAGAACCTTACCGTGCCTTTATGGACATGAAGATTCGCTATACAATTCCTAGTGGAACATACAACGATGACACCTATAATACCTCGATTCACCTACCAACAATCTACGGTGCAAACTTCGGGAGGGGTAGAATCACGGTACTGGAGCCTGACGGTAAGATAACTGTGTTTGAGCAACCTACGGCTGGGTGGAAAAGCGACCCTTGGTTGAGACTCGACGGTAACTTAGAGGGACGAATGGTGTACATTGGGTTCAACATCGACTTCGTATACGAGTTCTCTAAGTTCCTCATCAAGCAAACTGCCGACGATGGGTCTTCCTCCACGGAAGACATTGGGCGCTTGCAGTTACGCCGAGCGTGGGTGAACTATGAGAACTCTGGGGCGTTCGACATTTATGTTGAGAACCAATCGTCCAACTGGAAGTATTCAATGGCTGGTGCTCGCTTAGGCTCTAACACTCTGAGGGCTGGGCGATTGAACTTAGGGACAGGACAATACCGATTCCCTGTGGTTGGTAACGCCAAGTTCAATACCGTGTCTATCTTGTCAGATGAGACTACCCCGCTGAACATCATTGGTTGTGGCTGGGAAGGTAACTACTTACGGAGAAGTTCCGGTATTTAATTAAACGTTCTCCCTGTGGTGGCTCGAAATTAATACGACTCACTATAGGGAGAACAATACGACTACGGGAGGGTTTTCTTATGATGATTATAAGACCTACTAAAAGTACAGACTTTGAGGTATTCACTCCGGCTCACCATGACATTCTTGAAGCTAAGGCTGCTGGTATTGAGCCGAGTTTCCCTGATGCTTCCGAGTGTGTCACGTTGAGCCTCTATGGGTTCCCTCTAGCCATTGGTGGTAATTGTAGGGACCAGTGCTGGTTCGTTACGAGTGACCAAGTGTGGCGACTTAGTGGAAAAGCTAAGCGAGAGTTCCGTAAGTTAATCATGGAGTATCGCGATAAGATGCTTGAGAAGTATGATACGCTTTGGAATTACGTATGGGTAGGCAATACGTCCCACATTCGTTTCCTCAAGACTATCGGTGCGGTATTTCATGAAGAGTACACACGAGATGGTAAATTTCAATTATTTACAATAACGAAAGGAGAATAACCATATGTGTTGGGCAGCCGCAATTCCTATCGCTATAGCTGGCGCTCAGGCTATCAGTGGTCAGAACGCTCAGGCCAAAATGATTGCCGCTCAGACCGCTGCTGGTCGTCGTCAAGCTATGGAAATCATGAAGCAGACGAACATTCAGAATGCTGACCTATCGCTGCAAGCTCGAAGTAAACTTGAGGAAGCGTCCTCTGAGTTGACCTCACAGAACATGCAGAAAGTCCAAGCTCTTGGGTCTATCCGAGCGGCTATCGGAGAGAGTATGCTTGAAGGTTCCTCAATGGACCGCATTAAGCGAGTCTCAGAAGGTCAGTTCATTCGGGAAGCCAATATGGTCACGGAGAACTACCGTAGAGACTACCAAGCAATATTCGCACAGCAACTTGGTGGTACTCAAAGTGCTGCAAGTCAGATTGACGAAATCTACAAGGGAGAACAGAAACAGAAGAGTAAGCTACAGATGGTTCTTGACCCACTTGCTATCATGGGGTCATCTGCTGCTAGTGCTTACGCGTCTGGGGCGTTCGACTCTAAGCCAACCACTAAGGCACCTATTGTTGCCGCCAAAGGAACTAAGACGGGGAGGTAATATTGTATGAGTAAGATTGAATCTGCCCTTCAAGCAGCACAACCGGGACTCTCTCGGTTACGTAGTGGTGCTGGTGGTATGGGCTATCGTGCAGCAACCACTCAGGCTGAACAGCCAAGGTCAAGCCTATTGGACTCCATTGGTCGATTCGCTAAGGCTGGTGCCGATATGTATACCGCTAAGGAGCAACGTGCTCGTGATTTAGCTGATGAACGCTCTAACGAGATTATTCGTAAGTTGACTCCTGAGCAACGCCGAGAGGCTCTCAACAACGGGACCCTTCTGTATCAGGATGACCCATACGCTATGGAAGCACTTCGAGTCAAGACTGGTCGTAACGCTGCGTACCTAGTCGATGATGACGTTATGCAGAAGGTCAAAGAGGGTGTCTTCCGTACTCGTGAAGAGATGGAACAGTATCGCCATAGTCGTCTTCAAGAGGGCGCTAAGGCATACGCTGAGCAGTTCGGGATTGACCCTGAGGATGCTGATTATCAGCGTGGTTTCAATGGAGACATCACCGAGCGTAACATCTCACTATATGGCGCACACGATAGCTTCCTGAGCCAGCAAGCTCAGAAGGGCGCTGTGATAAACAGTAGGGTTGAACTTAATGGTGTCCTTCAAGACCCTGACATGCTTCGTCGTCCAGACTCTGCTGACTTCTTTGAGAGCTATATCTCAAACGGATTAGTTACAGGGTCGATACCAAGCGACGCTCAGGCTACACAGTTAATCAGCCAAGCGTTCAGCGATGCGTCTAATCGCGCTGGTGGTGCTGACTTCTTGATGCGTGTTGGCGACAAGAAGGTAACACTCAACGGAGCCACTACGACCTATAAGGAACTAATGGGTGAGGAGCAGTGGAATGCTCTTATGGTGACAGCACAGAGAGCACAATATGACAACGATGCAAAACTGAACGAGAAGTTTCAGCTTGACGTTAACTCTGCGTTGTTCGTGGATGACCCTCGTGTTGGCTGGGAGAAGCTCCAAGGCATCAAGGCCGAGCTAGATAAATACCAGCCGGGCGAGCAAATGACCCCTCAACGCGCAACGCTTATAGAGGCACAGAAGCAACTCAGAGCCAAGATGGTTGAGTGGACTAAGAATGAGGCCAAAGCACTTGATGAGGCTCAGAAGGCTGATAATAAGTTTAGGGTTATTGATGCTCAGTACCAGAAGCGAATCAATGGAGAGTGGGTCTCTACAGACTTTAAGGACCTACCAACTAACGAGAACACTGGTGAGTTCAAGCATAGTGATATTGTGAACTACGCTAACAAAAAGCTGGCTGACATCGACGCTATGGACATCCCAGATGGGGCCAAAGATAGACTCAAACTACAGTACCTACAATCAGACTCTAAGGACGGGCCTTTCAGGACTGCAATAGGAACGATGGTTCAGGATGCGGCTCAGGAGTGGTCTTCTTCTGTGATGAATGGCAAGTTATCGGATAAGACTCCAGCGATGGATGCCTTACGTAGAATCCGCAACGCAGACCCATACCTCATAGCATCACTGTACCCTGAGCAAGCTGAGCTATTCTTGACAATGGACTTAGCTGACCGACAGGGTGTTGATGTTCAGGAGTTGATTGATGCCGATCGTCAGATTGCCACACGTTCTAAGGAGCAACGATTCGAAGATGATATAGCCTTTGAGAAATCACTCAATGACTCTAAAGTTCCAGAAATCGTTAACATGCCTACAGAACTTAGGGGACTTGCTCGTAAGATTTATGACTCGGTTAAGTATCGGACTAATAACGTCAACATGGCTATGACGGAAATGCAGAAGTTCCTTAAGGAGTCCACTACGACATTTACTGACGATAGCTCAGACAGTGATGAAGTCATTGGGGTAATTCCGAGGAACTACCTACAGGTAACTGATGACCCTAAATCTTGGGAGAAAGGTAAGGAGATTATCGACGCTGCCATAAAAGGAATCATAGCGGCTAACCCGAGCATGGCTGCTGATAAGATGACCGTCTCGGTAATCGGGAAGTCTATCTATATCATGCCAACTACAGGGACTGGCCCACGGGTTCGTTATGACAAGGAGATGTTGTCCAAGGTCTGGAAGGACACACAAGAGCGTCTCGCAGTGGAAGCAGTCGAGAAGGCCCGTGATAAAGCTATTAAAGATGCAACCAAGCGAGCACCTATAGTTGCCGCTACGAAAGCTCGCGAAGCTGCTGCTAAACGAGTGCGAGAGAAACGTAAACAGACTCCTAAGTTCATCTACGGACGCAAGGAGTAACTAAAGGCTACATAAGGAGGCCCTAAATGGATAAGTACGATAAGAACGTACCAAGTGATTATGACGGTCTGTTCCAGAAGGCGGCTGATGCCAACGGGGTCTCTTATGACCTTTTACGTAAAGTCGCTTGGACAGAATCACGTTTTCAGCCTACAGCTAAGTCTAAGACTGGCCCTCTAGGAATGATGCAGTTCACAAAAGCTACAGCCAAAGCGATGGGACTTAATGTCACCGATGGTCCTGATGATGACCGACTGGTTCCAGAGTTGTCTATCAATGCTGCTGCCAAACATCTTGCTGAGTTGGTGAATAAATTCGACGGAGATGAACTTAAGGCTGCACTTGCATATAACCAAGGTGAGGGGAGACTAGGTGCTCCCCAGCTTGAGGCATACACGAAAGGTGACTTCTCAGCCATATCCGAAGAGGGACGTAACTACATGCGCAACCTTATGGATGTGGCTAGGTCGCCCATGAGTGGTCAGTTGGAAGCATTCGGAGGCATTACCCCAAAGGGTAAAGGTATCCCTTCTGATGTGGGTTTAGGAGACATTAAGGTCGAAGGGAAGCGTAAAGTAACGGATGTGCTGCCAGAGTCTACTGGATTGAACATTAAAGGAATCGAACAGGAGGCCCCAGCGAAATCATTCGCTACTGACTTTTGGGACCATCATAAACAGGAACTATCAGAGTATGACGCACGCTCAACCTTCTTCGGATTCAAAAAAGATGTTGACGCTGAAATCCACAACTCAGTCCTCGGAATGGCTTTCCGTGCTGGTCGTCTCGATAATAGTTTTGATGTGTTTAAAGATGTTATTACGCCTACGCGTTGGAACTCTTATGTACCCACTCAAGAGGATTTGGAGAAACTTCGCAACTCAGGACTCCCGCCGAGCTACTATGGTGTAGTCACTGGTGGAGACGCTGAGACTTGGGATGACCTAATCAAACTAGCCAAAGAGAACTATGAGAAGGACCTACAGAGAGCCGATTCAGGTATAGGAGCACAGCTTGCAGCTGGTGTTATTGGTGCGGCTTTCGACCCTCTCTCATATGTTCCGTTGGTCGGTGTAACAGGTAAGGGCTTTAAGTTAATCAATAAGGCTCTTGTGGTGGGCGCTCAGAGTGCTGCAATAAACGCAGCCTCCGAAGGATTGCGGACATCTATAGTCGGTGGGGAGGCTCACTACACAGGGGCCATACTTGGTGGCCTTATGTTCGGGGCCGGTATGTCAGCTATAAGTGATGCAGTCTCCTCTGCCATTAGACGTGGTAAACCAGAAGCTGAGTTCAACAATGAGTTCGTTGGGCCGTTAATGCGAATGGAAGCTCGCGAGACTGCCTTTAACGCTAACTCTGAGGACTTGTCTAAGATGAACACAGACGGCATCAAATTCGACCGAGAGTACGGTGGGGTTAGCTACGCACCACTGGATACCGAGCCGGGTGCAGTCGTACTACCTCAAGGTCAAATCCTTAGCGACACGAACCCACTGAACCCACAGACCCTCAGTGAGTTTGAGGCGATAAATCCTGAGCGCGCAGCCAGAGGTATCTCCTTAGGTGGGTTCACTGAGATTGGCTATAAGACACATCGCTCTGATAACGCAACTGTTCGCTCCATTGCAAGTGACTTAGTACGCTCTCCGACCGGTATGGAATCAGGTTCTAATGGTAAGTTTGGCTCGACAGCTGATGACATCCACAGTAGGCTATCATCTAACGATAACCGAGACTGGAACTTATATTATGACAAAATGATGGAAGTCATGAAGGACCCTGAGTTCACAGTGGGTGCTCCCAAGATGAGCAAAGCAGAGGCCGTTGAGTTCATCGACCGTAAAATTGCTCTTGCTATCGAGCATCCTGAAATGCAGGCCAACTTGTCTCCTAAAGAGCTAGACCTGATGCGCCACGTTAAGGGTCACTACGATCTCAAGCGTGAGCTTATGGAAAACCCTGCTGTGTTTGGTAATCCAAAGGCGGTTAGCATCTTCCCTGGAAGTCGCAACAAAGGTACATACATTCCACGAGTGTATGACACCCAATCAAAGAATTTATATATTCAGCGTTTGGGGAGTCGCGAGGCTCTACAGGAGGCTATAGCTGAAAGTTCCCTTGCGTCCTACTATCTGCGTCCAGAAGTTAAGGCGCGTATCGACGAGCACCTGATGGAAGTTAACGGACTTAAGTCAGCTAAAGATGTAACACATGAAATGGTCCGAAAGTATGCTATGGACAAGGCATATGGTATCTCCCATACAGACCAGTTCTCAGCGTCTTCTATTGTTGATGAAAATATCACAGGTCTTGTTGGTATTGAGAATAATAACTTTTTGGAATCACGTAACCTCTTTGATACTGACGTACCAACTACACTGCCTGATGGCTCTAGTTTCTCCGTAGATGACATTCGAGTGTTCAGCCAGCGTATCCTTATGCCAGCATATGACCGTCGTGTGAATGGTGATATTGCTATCATGGGTAGCTCTGGTAAAACTACCAAGGAACTCAAGGATGAAATTATGGAACTAAGTAAGCAGGCAGAAGGTAATGGGCAGCTGAAGGGTGAAGTAGAAGCTCTTAAGGATACCGTGAAGATTCTAACTGGTCGCGCTCGTCGCAGCCCAGAAGGTGCTTTAGAGACAGCTTTACGTTCTCTGAACGACCTGACGTTCTTCGCCAAGAACTTCTACATGCCCCTCCAGAACTTCACGGAGATAGGCGCTATGTTGATCAAAGGTAATGTCTCTGCGGTGACTCATGGAATCCCTATGATTAACGACTGGGTTAACCGTAGGAAACCAATGCGAGCCTCTGAGATTAAAGAACTCCACAGTATGGTGTTCGGGAAGGAACTCGACCAGTTAATGCGCCCTAGTCGTGAAGATCACATTCGCAGACTTCGGGAGTCTACAGACACCAACGCTGTGTTGGCTAATGTAGTTGGTACTCTTCGTTTCGGTACTCAGGAGTTAGCGGCTCGCTCCCCGTGGACGGTTATGCTAAATGGCACCACTAACTACATCATTGACGCTGCCCGTCAAGGTGTCCTTGGGGATATTGCAAGTGCAGTATTATCAGGGACTGGTGCTAAGTTTGGTAAGGCAAATTATCTTAAGTCTGCATCAATAAGTCCTGAGCAGTGGAATGGTATCAAGCAACTATTTCGAGACCACGCCACTCGTGATTCTAGCGGTAAGTTCACAATCAGGGACAAAAGAGCGTTCACCTATGACCCTCGCACAATGGACCTGTGGAGACTTGCTGACAAAGTTGCAGGTGAGACAATCATGCGGCCGCACAAGATTTCCTCACAGGACTCAGTTGCGTATGGGGCAGGTGTTAAGATGGTGATGCAGTTTAAGAACTTTGTCATTAAGTCTCTTAACGCCAGATTCGTGCGTAGCTTCTATGAGGCCACGAAGAACAACCGTGCGTTAGACCAAGCGTTAACTCACATTGTTTCCTGTGGTCTAGCTGGCGGCTACTTCGTTGGGCAAGCACACCTAAAGGCAGCATCCTTACAGGAGGACAAACGTAAGGAGTACCTTAAGATCGCTCTTGACCCGAAGATGATTGCTCATGCGGCTATCTCTCGTAGCTCGCATTTAGGTTCGCCACTTAGCATCTACGATATGATCGCTGGGGTGTTTGGTGATGACACCTATAAGTACACACGCTCAACGGTACTGCCTAAGCAGCCAGAAGAACGCGATCGCACAAAAGCGGTCACAGGTCGACAGGTGACTGGTATGATTAGTGGTGCTTTAGGTGATCAGATTCCTGCTTTGGGGTTCGCAGGGCAGGTCGGTGGTACGGCGCTTAATGCTGTGTCACTATTGAAGGCCCCAAACAAGGCTACCGAGATGGAGTTCCGTACAGGAATGTTTAATACCATGCGTGAGATTGTCCCAAACGACCCTATCACGCAGCAACTCATTATGAAAATTTATGAGGCCAATGGTATATACGTTCGGGAGACGCCTAGGAAATAATACGACTCACTATAGGGAGAGGTGAAAGAATCTTCTCCCTTTAGTAGTCTCTTAGATTTACTTTAAGGAGGTCAAATGGCTAACGTAATTAAAACCGTTTTGACTTACCCGTTAGATGGCTCAAATCGTGATTTTAATATTCCGTTTGAGTATCTAGCCCGTAAGTTCGTAGTGGTAACTCTTATTGGTGTTGACCGTAAGGTCCTTACACTCAATACAGATTATCGCTTTGCTACGCGCACTACTATCTCGCTGACAAAATCTTGGGGTACAGCTGATGGCTACACGACCATCGAGTTACGCCGAGTAACCTCCACGACCGACCGCTTGGTTGACTTTACGGACGGCTCAATCCTCCGTGCGTATGACCTTAACGTTGCTCAGATTCAAACGATGCACGTAGCGGAGGAGGCGCGTGACCTGACTGCTGATACAATCGGTGTCAATAATAACGGTCACTTGGATGCCCGTGGTCGTAAGATTGTTAACTTGGCGTATGCCACAGGTGACTATGATGCCGTCCCTTTAAAGCAGGTTAAAGAGCGTGAAACCTCTGCGTGGAATGCCGCAACAAAAGCTAACGAACACGCTGACCGTTCTAATAGGGAAGCAAACCGTTCCCGTGATGAGGCCAACCGCGCTCAACGTGAAGCTGACCGCTCAACGCAACAGGCAGATGTCTCTAAGCAACAGGCAGTTGAGTCCAAGAAGCAAGCTGACCGCTCAGACGCTGAGGCTGACAGAGCTAAAGGTTATGCTGATAGCATGATCGCAAGTGTCGCTGAGGCCGAGAAGCAAGCTGACCGTGCCGACTCTGAGGCAAATCGTGCCCGTGATGAGGCCAATCGTGCTGCCGGAGAAGTGACTAAAGCTGCTGCTGAGGTTGCCAAGGCTGCTGCACATGTTGAGACCGCTAAGGGACATGCTGATAGGGCTAACACTGAGGCAAACCGCTCCAAAGGTGAGGCTGACCGTGCTAAGTCTGAGGCAGACAAGCTGGGGAATATGAACAGCTTAGCTGGGGCCATTGACAGGGTTGAGGATAGTGATGTTTACTTTAAAGGCAAGGTAGGCTCTCGTGTTTTAACGCTCCACAATGATGCTAAAGGCGCTGACACACAACCAGTTGATTTAGTATGGAATCAGTGGCGTGGACAGAACGCTAAGGATACCGTATGGGAACAGTGGATTCAGGCTGGTACAAAACGCATGGACTTCTATGTGTTCAACAATACAGACCCTGCCACATGGCCTGAAGGACGCTCTAATGGTCATGGTCGTCATGACTTCTATGGAGGATTCCACTCTCACCATGACTCCAGATTCTACCAGAACGTCTCTATGGATGGGTACCTTCGAGTCTCTAAGTATATTAGGACTGACGAGAGATTCTACACTGAGTCAACTTATGGGTCAGGAGCGTTCGCAAACCAATTGAACAATAATGCCCCTTACTCTCAAAGCCTCCCTGGAAATCAGGACGGTAACGTATACTACCCTATGATTAAACAATATGGTAGACGCTCGAATGGTTATCCGGCGGCATTCTCCATCGGTATGGTATCAAAGGGCAACAACAACTTCCACGAGGGTATTATCCAACTCAAAGGGGATGGTACGAATGAACATGCCCTTACAATTACCATTCATGGCCAATTGTCGAGCAATAAGGGTTGGTTTATTCCACCAGATGGCAACCTGTACATCAACAAGTACAACTCGTATATTGATGCGTGGGTCAACAAACGCCTTGATGAACATATCTATAACAAAAGTACCGCCGATGGTCGTTATATTCGCAAGAATGCTGGGTGGAGTGAAGTGTGGAAGGGGACCGCTGGTGGTGGGGTATCCGTATCTCTATCTCAAGATGTTCGTTGGAGAACCATCTGGATTCAGACCAACGGTCGCTGGAACCCTGTAGAGATTGGGGACGATGGTGCCTACTATATTTCCTCTATGGGTGGGTGGCTGACATTCACTATCTCCAACGGCGGTCGAACCTTCAAGAATGACAGAGATGAGAGATCTGTACCAACTCGCATTCTGGTGCGTAACAACTAATTGATTACCAATAGTCCACGGATGGACTCTTTGAGGGAGGACGCTATATGTTGTCTTTAGATTTTAATAATGAGTTAGTCAAGGCCGCACCTATTGTTGGCACTGGTGTGGCTGATGGCGCTGCGAGGCTTTTCTTCGGTCTGAGTCTTAATGAGTGGTTCTACGTTGCCGCTATCGCCTACACAGTGGTTCAGATTGGTGCCAAGGTAGTCGATACGATGATTGACTGGAAGAAAGCCAATAAGGAGTAATATGTATGGAAAAAGATAAGAGCCTCATTACGTTCTTAGAGATGTTGGACACTGCGATGGCTCAACGTATGCTTGCGGACCTTTCGGACCCTGAGCGTCGTTCTCCGCAACTCTACAACGCCATCAATAAACTGTTAGACCGCCACAAGTTCCAGATTGGTAAGTTGCAGCCGGATGTTCACATCTTGGGCGGCCTTGCTGGTGCTCTTGAAGAGTACAAAGAGAAAGTCGGTGACAACGGTCTTACGGATGACGATATTTACACATTACAGTGATATACTCAAGGCCACTACCTATAGTGGTCTTTATGGATGTCATTGTCTATACGAGATGCTCCTACGTGAAATCTGAAATTTAACGGGAGGCATTATGCTGCAATTTTTACGTAATCTAATCCCTTGGGTTCTCGCTGGGATGCTATTCGGATGGGGATGGCACCTTGGGGCGGACTCAATGGACGCCAAGTGGAAACAGGAGGTACAGAATGAGTACGTTAAGAGAGTTGAGGCTACAGCGAGCACTCAAAGAGCGCTCAATGAAATATCGGCTAAGTATCAGGAAGACCTTGCCGCGTTGGAAGGGAGCACTGATAGGATTATTTCTGATTTGCGTAGCGACAATAAGCGGTTGCGCGTCAGAGTCAAAACTACCGGAACCTCCGATGGTAAGTGTGGATTCGAGCCTGATGGTCGAGCCGAACTTGACGACCGAGATGCTAAAAGTATTCTCGCAGTGACCCAACGGGGTGACGCTTGGATTCGTGCCCTACAGGACACTATACGAGAACTACAACATAAGCAGGAGGTTAAACAATGAGGAAAGGTACATCCGCTCAGTCCAATCGTAATGCGCTCGTTGTGGCGCAACTAAAGGGCGACTTCGTGGCGTTCCTGTTCGTCTTATGGAAGGCGTTAAATCTACCAGTGCCCACTAAGTGCCAAATAGACATGGCTAAGGTGCTGGCGAATGGGGACAACAAGAAGTTCATCCTACAGGCTTTCCGTGGTATCGGTAAGTCATTCATCACCTGTGCGTTCGTTGTGTGGTCATTATGGAGAGACCCTCAGTTGAAGATACTTATCGTATCAGCCTCTAAGGAACGTGCAGACGCTAACTCCATATTCATCAAGAACATCATTGACCTACTGCCGTTTCTCAGTGAGTTGAAGCCGAGACCCGGACAGCGTGACTCTGTGATTAGTTTTGATGTTGGTCCTGCTAGTCCTGACCACTCGCCTAGTGTGAAATCAGTGGGTATCACCGGCCAGTTAACTGGTAGCCGTGCTGATATTATCATTGCGGATGACGTTGAGATTCCGTCTAACAGTGCGACTATGGGTGCCCGTGAGAAGCTATGGACTCTCGTTCAGGAGTTCGCTGCATTACTTAAACCACTGCCTTCTTCTCGTGTTATCTATCTTGGTACACCTCAAACTGAGATGACTCTCTATAAGGAACTTGAAGATAACCGTGGGTACACCACTATCATCTGGCCTGCTCTATACCCAAGGACTCGTGAGGAGAACCTCTACTACTCTCAGCGTCTGGCCCCAATGCTCCGTGCGGAGTACGAGGAGAATCCTGAGGCGCTGGCTGGTACTCCTACAGACCCTGTTCGATTCGACAGAGACGACCTACGTGAGCGTGAGTTGGAATACGGTAAGGCTGGCTTTACGTTACAGTTCATGCTTAACCCGAACCTGAGTGATGCCGAGAAGTACCCTCTGAGGCTCCGTGACGCTATCGTAGCGGCCTTAGACTTAGAGAAAGCACCAATGCATTACCAGTGGCTTCCGAACCGTCAGAACATCATTGAGGACCTTCCTAACGTGGGTCTTAAGGGTGATGACCTGCATACATACCATGAGTGCTCAAATAACTCTGGTCAGTATCAGCAGAAGATTCTGGTCATTGACCCCAGTGGTCGCGGTAAGGACGAAACAGGTTACGCTGTGCTGTATACCCTCAACGGTTACATCTACCTCATGGAAGCTGGTGGTTTCCGTGATGGTTACTCCGATAAGACCCTTGAGCTACTCGCTAAGAAAGCTAAGCAATGGGGAGTCCAGACGGTTGTCTATGAGAGTAACTTCGGTGACGGTATGTTTGGTAAGGTATTCAGTCCTATCCTGCTAAAACACCACAACTGTGCTATGGAAGAGATTCGTGCTCGTGGTATGAAGGAGATGCGCATTTGTGATACCCTTGAGCCAGTCATGCAGACTCACCGCCTTGTCATTCGCGATGAGGTCATTCGGGCAGACTATCAGTCCGCTCGCGATGTAGACGGTAAGCATGACGTTAAGTATTCACTATTCTACCAGATGACTCGTATCACTCGTGAGAAAGGCGCTCTGGCACACGATGACCGATTGGATGCCCTTGCGTTAGGCATTGAGTATCTCCGTGAGTCCATGCAGTTGGATTCCGTTAAGGTCGAAGGTGAAGTGCTTGCTGACTTCCTTGAAGAACACATGATGCGTCCTACGGTCTCTGCTACGCATATCATTGAGATGTCTGTAGGAGGAGTTGATGTGTACTCTGAGGACGATGAGGGATACGGTACATCTTTCATTGAGTGGTGATTTATGCAGTAAGATTGCATAGGGATGCACTATAGACCACGGATGGTCAGTTCTTTAAGTTACTGAAAAGACACGATAAATTAATACGACTCACTATAGGGAGAGGAGGGACGAAAGGTTACTATATAGATACTGAATGAATACTTATAGAGTGCATAAAGTATGCATAGTAGTGCACCTAAAGTGACCTCTAAGAATGGTGATTATATTGTATTAATATCACCTTAACTTAAAGTCCAACATAAAGGGAGGAGACTCATGTTCCGCTTATTGTTGAACCTACTGCGGCATAGAGTCACCTACCGATTTCTTGTGGTACTTTGTGCTGCCCTTGGGTACGCATCGCTTAACGGAGACCTCAGTTCACTGGAGTCTACCGTTTGCTCTTTACTCACTTGTAGTGATTAAGGTCTTCCTGACCGACTGACGGCTCACCGAGGGATTCAGCGGTATGATTGCATCACACCACTTCATCCCTATAGAGTCAAGTCCTAAGGTATACCCATAAAGAGCCTCTAATGGTCTATCCTAAGGTCTATACCTAAAGATAGGCCATCCTACCAGTGTCACCTAAAGAGTTGCTTAGAGAGGGCCTAAGGAGTCCCTAGAGGGTCCTTTAAAATATACCATAAAAATCTGAGTGACTATCTCACAGTGTAAGCGCCCAAGGTTCCCCCCATAGGGGTACCCAAAGTCACTCCTTTGGAGTGCCGGACCTTGAGGAGGCCTTGAGGATGGCCCAGAGAGACCTTGAAGAGGGTCCTAATGTTACCGTGGGAGTGCCTCCTTGTCCCTA